CCAACAATTAATGGTTTCGTCCAAAAGGACCGCCGACAAATGACCGTTCAACCGGTCTGTCGCGGCACTATAGTCGCCTGAGACAACCACTTCGTCCCAGTCGACTTTCTCCATGAACGACTCTGCGTCAGCATCAAGGAGAGGACGACCAATGTGTTGGAACACTGGCAAGGACTTCAGAACAGGGTGAGCCCATTTCTGGAAGCTCAACGACACAGCGTAACACTCTGCCTCTGAGAGGGAGATGACACGGCACTTGAAGGGCTCTTGCAGAGCCACCACCTTGGCGTACAAGACGCCATGTGGAACATGTGCCCCTTCCGGGGCCTTCAAGAAATAGTTGAACAACTCATCGTCGTTCAGCTCCGTGCACGTGTGACAGGCCGCATTCATGATTGACTGCTGAACCGTCGCACCCTCAATGGGCAGCTCCAGCCGGAAGACGTCGTCCGGGAGACCGTGTAGATTCCACAGGTCCACCATTCGCCGTTCTTCAGCCGGCTTGTAACGCTGTAGCGCACCGTAGGCACCGCCGACAGATCGGCCACTACCCCAATGCGCGTTGAGCGAGAACGGGCTCACCCGCTCCAAGTCGTCCCACATGGTACCACGTCGACCAAGCGCAGCTCGCGCCACTAAACGAGCAATACGGGCAACATCCGACGACAGAGGCGCCGGGGGGCTGGTCAAAGCCTCCCGATGTCCCTGTAGCGTCTTCGCTACCTCGCGAACTCGCAGCGGAGCGCAACCGCGCTTCAGTTGCAAGATGGAATACGCCAAGGAGAGTCGTCTCTGCGATAGCGTACGCGACCACTGCCGCGCCAACCAGCACTTCCAGAACCCACACGTCAAAGAGGAATACTCAAGACGGTCGGGTGGAGGAGGGCAGGATGGCTCCCAGTCGACGTGACTACGTGACACGGCCTTCGAAAACACAGCAGCACACTGGTACTTCATCTCCAACTCCAGTCTTCCCACACAGTCCAGGATGACAAACCTCACGAAGGTTCGTCTCTCGGACAGCAGGATCTTCTCCTCCGTCGAATCGACGGGATGGAAGAGACTCAGGGTCGTAAACAAAGCACGAGCGTTTCGCTCTGCCCTTTTGACCGCACCACGCACATGCGTGAACAGTTGATTGCTGTCGTATGCTTTACCAAGCATCACCAGCTCCTCCCTGTACACCGCACCGGCCACGACAAAGCCGAACACGGACACACAGAGAGGGACGCGGATATCATCATCGCGTCCTGCTGGGGACGGGCCGTTTGGTGGATCGGACTTAACCAATCCCTCCACAGCGCGGCACACCGCTGCAGTCACTTCACGTTTGAACGAAGAGCGTTCAGAGGTCACAAACAACAACATCAGGTCGTTCACGACTTGTTAC